GATAAACAGAGGCAAAGAAGTCATCAGCAATGTGATTCGGGATGAAAGCGAACTCGTCAAGAAAGATGACATTATAGGATCCGCCTCGGACAGCAGATGAAGAAGTAGAGTTAGATGAAATCTTGGAGCCATTTTCTAATTCTAAACTACCCTTATTCCAAGATATAATACCTTGTTGCATCCATTTAGGCAAGTTTTCGTAAGCAAGTTGTAATCTTCCAAGAAGATCCCTAGCAGTTGATGCTTTGTTTGCTAGAATTGCAATATTAACATTATCGTTAAAAACTGCATAATGTAAAAGATATGATACACAAGTAGTAGACTTACCCGTCTGTCGGGGCATCTTACAGATGTTAAATCTATTCTTATGAAAGTTTTCAATCAATCTTTCCTGAAAAGGATACATCTCAAAAGGAACTAGACCGTGATCAAGAGACACAATCTTAATATAATTCCTTGCAAAATAAACAGGATCTTCTTTACATTTGAGGAACTCAATAATTTGTTCTTCTGTAAATTCAATTTGAGTATTTGCTTTTTTTAGATTGGGATTACCAAGATAAACTTCACTCATAATAATTACCTACTAATTTCTTCCCAGTCCATTGATGCGTGAATATCTGCACCATTAGCATCAGAGGCACATACAATAGAAAGTTCATATGGTGTTCCACTTAACGCATCCCTTTCTAACTGGAACTTAAATAATGCTTCTTTAAGAATATCTACTGGCGTTGAACCTTGATTGGAACCGTACAGATATCCAGATGCTAATATTCTTCCACCACTATAAGTTCCTCCATCAATCTTATATTCAACAGCACTATCGAGACCAGTATCAGTCCAAGTTCCACCATTAGATATTCCAGTTGCTCTTACTTGCCAGTTATAAGTTGCATTATTTGTAATACCAAGAATTGAAAGTGCAGTTAGAATTACAATTGCATCTAATCTATTTGGTGTTGCTTTGAGGCGAATTGATATAACTGTATAATAAGTTCCTGCTGTTGTTAAATCGACTGGTGTTTGAACTGGTGTTCCTACTGCTTGTTGCAATCCACGAAGTTCATAACCACCTTCTGAAATTACAGTAGAACAAACTTGTTTGAGTGTGCTAGCACTAGTTGTAATTCCGGTATTTGCAATCTCATATCTCAAAGGTAATGATGCTGTTGTAATATAAGTTGTATTGATAATATTTGCGTGATGGAATGAATGGCAATGAATAAACTGCCCATTAACTACAAATCCTAGTCTTACAGTTCCAAGTCCTAACCATTCAATATCCATCCACATAATCTGTGCTTTGCTAATATCTAATGTGACACCAGATGGATTTAAATGTCCAGCACCAAGCATTGTATCAATGTTCCAGTTTGCTTGTGCTACTCTTGTTTCTGTTGTAATTCCTGGAACATATGTTCTTTCTACAAAATATAAATTACTTCCATCAAGTTCCAAATACATCCCATTATCTGCACCAAAGTATCCTACTCTTTGGCGAAGATTTGTTTTTGATGGGTTGAATACAAATGTATTTAATATTTGTAATGATTTTCCTGGTTGATATGAAAATACTTTTGTCGTTTCTCTGATGACTGATGCAGTGCTTCCAACACCAACAGTAATATTGATCAGACCTTGTGCCGTTACAAATCCAACTGTGGAACCAGTACCAACAACTAAACTACTCCAAAGATTATTGTCCCTGTATCTGTGGGAACTATCAAAAAGTGTGAGTGGGGTAGACATTCTTTGTCTACCAAATGCATCAGTTGATGTTGAAGGTAGAGTAACTGATACTGTTGATGATGTAGAAATTCCCATTGTCCCAGTAACTGGAAATGGGTTGTCAAGTGTAACTACCTCGCCATTTTTATTAGCGATCATATTCACTTCAAAAAGAGTTCTCTCTTGATTTAAAAAATCTTGAGTATTTTTATTAAATTGTGCCATTAATCACTCACTCCAAGACAATCTTTCTGGTTGATACCTTTGTGCGTTTTTAATTCTTGAAGTATTTACCTGACTTGGATAAACGTTATGAACAATTGCACCAGGATATTCTCCTTGAATTTGCTCTGCTAGTTCATTCTTAGAAAGAATTTTGCCTTCTACTTCTAAACGATACATCTTTCCTTCCCAAACTACATCAGCAAAGAAAGACTCGCTTGCTTGTTCGGGTTGAGGGGAACCTACATTGAGAGTTCCATTAAAATCACCATTGATGGTGATACTTTCTGAAATAAACTGCTGAAAACTTTTCATTATCTGCACCTCCAACGGCGTAATGCTTTGTTAATTCTTGAATCTGGATCTCTTGCTGTTTTTGATGATGTGAGTTTTGATTTCATCCCTTTCATACGTCGGCAGAAATTAGCACGACGCTTTGCTCTCTTTCCTTTTGGTTTCTTTTCAGTTACCGCAGTTTGAAGTTTTGAACCTGGATTCTCACGACGATAAGCATCAACTGCTGCTTGACTTAGACCATCAGTTTTATCTTTACGATTTACTGATTGCCAATCTTCGGAAATCTCTGTTCTCCAATCAGAATATCCTTCCTTTACACAACGGTTGTAAGTTTTACCAAACAGTTCTTGTGTTCCTGATTTTTTGTAACCTTTCCAGCACTTTTTACCTGCCTCATCTAAAATTTCACTTCCAATACCCTTTGATGGTTGTAATGGTTGTGGTTCAATAATATTTACAGATTCAACTTCTGTTGGGAAGAATTCATCTCTCCAATTAGAAAATTCATATCCTTCTTTTTTAGTTTTATTTCCCCAATTTTTTGCACCAACTTTGCGGCACTTGACTAGTGCGCCAGAAGCATATGCACTTGGCCAAACATCATACCTTGCCTTTACCTTCTTATAACAAGCGTCTTTTTCTTCTACCATATCACCTTCTGGTTCATAAGAATTTTTTTGAGTTGCTTTATTAATAGCATCTCTTTTTTGCTTCATTTTATCAATCAAATCATCAGAACCAGTTGCAGGAGAATCAATTGCTTTATCAACTGCTGGTTTTGCGAACTTTTTTAAAAGATATGGAATAAAGGCAGCACCTGCACCGATAGCAACTTTACCCCACAGTTCATCTAGTTGTTCACCTTCTGGTTCAAAATGTGCTTTTTGTAAACCAGTTTTAATTACTTGTCCACCACCGTATTTGTTTGGTCCTTTTTTATCTTTATCTATAATATCCTGTAAGATCTGATCTGGGGTTTTTCCATACTTACTGGCATCAACTTGTTCAACAGTTACAAACTTTGCCTTTCCTTTTCTATTTGGATTTGGGTCTTCTTTACGTTTTTTTGCTGCTCTTTTATTTCTTTCTTCCTTACTCATTGATGCTCTATCGTCAGCATCGCGGCAGAATGGTTTTGTTTTTTGTCCAGGTTGTTTAGCACAAGGTTTTCCATCATACTTACCACCTGCTTGAACCCATCCACCACCTTTAAACCAATCACGAAGAGAATAATCTTTATCTTTTGCTGATTTCCCGTCTCTCTTACCTTCTAATATTTCAACTTCTTCTTTATTCATTTCACCACTATCTACATAATCTGCTGCCGTATCAATATAGTCTGCTGCTTTTGTAATCTTTGATTGAACCCATGCTTCAATCTCACCCTCACCTTTCTTCATTTTTTTCTGAAGTTTTTTAGTCGCCTTCGCAATGGTTGATAACTCTGAGCGAGCCATTGAATATTCATGATCTTTTGACTCATTGGCAGGATGAGGTCGGTTTCGATCATATTTAATCTGATTCATGGTAAGAATCGGCGTAGAATATCTATCCCACATTAAAGGTCCATAGGAGCATCCATCCCTTTGCTCTATTTTCCTACACAACTTACAGTAACGGGTTTCGCTCATTTCTTTTTGTTCGCTAAATGGTGATTTAGACTTGGTTTCTTCACCTCTTTTTCTTTTCCTACGAGCAGCACAATGTGCCTTTTGCGAAAATCCTTTTGGATTTCCACAGTCTATTGATTTTTTATAATCGTTAGACCAACTCATAAGAAAAAATCTATTCTTTATTATTTAGAAAACCTTGTTTAAGTAACTTTGAAAGTTCCGAAGTTGATCCAACAAACACTGCATTATTAGTAACATTATTAGTTGTTTTTACAGTATCTTCCTCAACATCTTTTAATTTCTTTTGTAAGTCAATCAATTTATCTGTTACATCACCTACACTCTTAATCAACTGACCAGCAACTTCATATGCTCTTGGTTGATCACTCTCTGCTGCAAGTTCCATTATTCCATTAATGGCTTCTTGCCCCTTTTCTATAAGAGAATATAAATTTGCTCTTGTATATTCATAATCTTTTTTAATGTCATTACTAGAACTTTCAACCTTAACAATTGGAGTTTCTTTTTCAACATTAACTATTTCACTTTTTATATTCAAGGCATTGTCAATGCTATCATAGTTATTTGACATAATTTATTAGATATCTATTTTACGAGTTGGACTAAATTCTTTTGAGTCTCCAAAGAATTCCCAATTTTCATTAAATCCGAAGTCATCATCTGGATTTGCATCATAAGGATCAGGAGTAACTGTATATCTTACTTCACGTTTAGCATTAGCAACATCGGTATTTGTATAAAGATCAACCTGTACCTTGCGAATAAGACCTTCTGAACTTTCTGCAATTGGTCCAAACAGATAAGTCTTTGCTGTAAATGATAAAGTATATATTAAAGCTCTTCTGGTAGAAAAATCACCCTCATAATCATCCTGAAAAGATATATTTTCTAAAACCATGGGAATATCCCTTTGTTCACCAATAGAATCAACTAAATCTATTGTTAAATTAAATCCTGGTTGAAAATACGGTAAAACTTGCTCTACGATCTGCAAAGCATCATCATTTAACTTAGTTAAAATATTTAATTCGAATCCAATATTATATGGAACAGGCATAAAAACTTTTTTTATTTTTCCACCATCATCACATGCTTTAAATGTTTGAGTTACACTTGTTTTCCTTGTTGGGTCGTATTGAATAGAAGTCATCTCAAATGACATTCTTGGTAACGAAATTTGTGTTGCTTTATTTAATTCTGGTTGCTGTTGAATTCTCGCAAGAAATTTTTGTCTTGGACCATAAGCAATAGGAACCCTCATATCACTAACGTTATTTCCACTCTGATCAGTGTGACGAATATGAATTTGATTAAAAAGTGTACCGAAAGCAATTATGGTCTTTCTTATAATTTCGTGATAATAATAGGTTCCTAACATTAGTAATTACCAAAAGGATTTGATTCTGAAAAATCTACAATGAGATCTGCTTCTTCTTCAATCTCATCATTTTGACTATATTTATCATATGTATCCATTCTTTCAAAACCTTGAACAGTGTAAAGAGCTCCCGATTCTGTTCCAATGATCGTTTCACCTGGTATAAATGTAAGTTGTGTCGCACCAATTCCAACATTTGAAATTTTAAGAATATTAGTATCTTTGTCCCAACTTTTAACTCTTGCTCTAATTTGTGATCTAGAACCTCTTATAACCTCATTAAACAGATAAGTTCCAAATCCAGTAAGTGTTTCTGGATTTGCAATAGTTATTGTTGGTGCTGAAGTATATCCAAAACCAGGATTAGAAACATATATTGCTCTTACAACGTTTGAACTACCAACTATACCCATGGAAGCAATACCAACAGCAGTTTGTCCTATACCATTAATTGATAATTGCCCAGGTGCGGAGACTGTAACAACTGGTGCAGTTCCATATCCAACACCTGAATCATTTATAGTAAATCTTATAACACCATTATAAGTTGTTTCTATTGAACATGTTGCAGCAGCACCTGCCCCTCCTCCACCAGAAATCGTTATGGTTGGTGGAACAGTATAACCTGCACCAGCATTTGTCAAGTAAATTCTCTCAACAGATCTAACTCCACCTCTAACTGTCGTAATAGCAACTGCCGTTGCATTATCCCCAGATAATCCTGTTGGTGAACTACTTATTGCAACTATTGGTGAGGAAGTATATCCATAACCATCATTATTTAAGAAAATTTGTTTAATATAACCCGAACCAACTGAACCAAGTATTGATCCTGATGCTGTTGCTGTTCTACCAACTCCAATCAATTTTAAAGTTGTAATATAACCTTCTTCCTGAACTTGGGTATCAATTTCATCGATAGAGGTATCAATAATCTCGTCTTCATATTCAAAGAGTTCACATTTTAATTCATAAACATAATTCTTACCTAATTGGTAAAAAGGTTGTTCATGTTCTACAAATTTAACTTCAAAAAGTCTTTGACCAAGAGGAAAATAAATTAAATCTCCTTCTCTTGGTCTAGTGCTTAAAATAACTTCACCTTCACCACTACCATCATCCAATGCACCTAGAAATGGTGCAATAAAATCTTCAAATCTTTCCTTTGAGATTGTAATTAATAATTCATCCCTCAAACTCATTCCAAACTTTGTTAAAATATCTCCTGCCCCAGAATACCCATCATATGAGTTTACATATGCTTCAATTGCAAAGTTATCATCAAATCTAGAAGTTTGTACTTCTTCTATGATAGTTTTTCTATTAACAAATTTTCTTGGAATATAAACAACCTCAATTCCATGCATTCTAAGATGCTCATTTACCAAATCCTGAATAAGTCTTTGTTCAGAAGATGTTCCCTGTAAAAAGAAAGGATTAAGTGCCATTATCCAATAAAGTCGTATGGTGGAAGTTCATAATCCATTGACATTCTCTTGGTTATTTCATCAATTTCTCTTTCAGCATCTTCATAGATTTCTCTACCATTAAATTCCAGTCCACCTGGCAATTTAACTCCTCTAAACTTGATTAAGTTTTGACCCCACTGCCTCTTAATTAATGCAGTTAAATATCTTTTTACAAAACTATCATTATAGACTTTTGTAAAATCATTTGGATTTAAAATTCTATAACAATCCAAGACAAGAAAGTTTCCGGCAGATTGTGCTCCCCATTCAATATCCAAATATAATCTATTTTGTCTTTTATTAAATCTTAACTGTTTATCTGTTGTAAGTAAAAAATCAATATCTGATAGATATGATTTAACCATGGAATATTGTAAAAGCTCAACCGAGTTAAAATAATATAAGTCATTTAAAAATAACTGATATTTGATACTAAACATTCCACCAGAGATGGAACTAGTATCAAACTTAAATACATTTTCAATACCAATTACTGAATCTGGAACTTGAATATAATTTGAAGACTCATACCAATTATATGTTGTTCCAGTTGTCGATGTTGCTGTTGATGTTGTAATTCCAGGTCCTCTTGGTGTCTTTGAAGTTGCTTTACCCCTATCAATATCATCTTGTGTTATTTGATACTTTAAATACATTCTTTCAACACCATCAAAATGGCGCTCATTGAAGTATTGAAGGGCATCGTCGACTAGATCATCAATTTGATCATCATCAACATTAATTTCCAGCACAGGCGCTCCTAGACGCCTTAGACAGTAATCAATAAGTTCTTGCCTACTTGCTGGTTTTGCCATTTTTCTCTTTACTCTTCAGATTCTTTGGATTTCTTCAACTCATCATACTTATTTTGAAGTTCAAGATTTGCTGCTAAAAGTTCATTTTTTTCTTGAGCAAAATCATCAGATAAAGTTTGGAGTTTTGCTTCTAACAAAACATTTTGATTTGTTAGTGTTGATAATTTTTGATTATACAAACGCACTAAAACATTAATATCAACTTCACTATCTCTTGTCATGAATCAAAAAGTTCCCCCGTCTAGAGTTGATGTCCAATGTGGCTTATTAGTATATATGGTCGAAACGGTAGAGGGTGTTATGGAGAGATTTTGAATTGCTCCATTATCACCTTCTTTTCTAATATTATAAGTATTAGTAAATGTACCCTCAACACCTATCAGACTTACTGATACTAATGTTCCACCAGTTTCAACAATTCCATATGCATTACTCGTATCCTGGCGAATTAAATCACCTGCTGTAACAGTAATAGAAGATGGTAATGCAAGTGTAATTTTTGTGATAGCAGTTAATACCTGCTTAGATGTGATTACTGGTGATGCTGGATTATTTGTAGATGTTTGAAGTCCGTCAGAATCAAAATATACAACACCGTGAGTATTAAAATCACCTGTTTGGTAATAGATACCCTTAACATCAAGATATCCTCTTGTTCCAGTTACATTTCCAGGAGATGTAATTGTAGAATCTGGAATATAAGTCCATGATCTTGCTGGTGCGGCACTACCAGTATTTGTACCATCAATATAACCAAAAAATCCAGTCTTATTGTTTGCTGTACCTACGCCAGTATTATAATCAAAAGCAACACCACGATCAGTATTAGTATCAAATGCATGTGTAATTGTTAATTGTGTAGTTGTACTAATTCCAGCAGTTGTGGTTCCTTGAATAGTAATAATTTTTGTGGTACTATTATATGCTGTAATAGTTGTTATACCACTATTTGGTAATGATGCACTACCTTGAATAATATCTCCGGTATTGATGCCAACTACAGAATCAATAGTAATTGTCGAAACACCAGATGCCACTGGCGACATAACAGTTCTAGTGCTTGTTACGTCACCAATAACAATTATTGGATCATTAATTGATAGAACTGTTGAGTTTACTGATGTGGTTGTTCCATCAACATGCAGATTACCTTTAATAACAACTGTTCCATCACTACTTAATCCATCAGGATATGGATCAATGTATAGGGTATCACCACTACCAGGTAATGTCGATATTACATTATTTTCAATTCTAACAGAGTCAAATATTGATGTTCCACTAATGTTTATTGATCCACCAACATTCAGATTTTTATCAATTCCAACACCACCCTCAACTACAAGAGCACCGGTGTCTTTATTGGTAGATTCAGTTATATCGCCAATGTTAATTGCTACGCCATCGGCAAATGCCCAATCAGCACCTTCTATTTCAAATCTATTATCAGTTGCTTCATCATATCTAAGTTTTACATCTTTATCATTACCAAAACTTAGATAATTATCATCAACAATATTAACTTCACCAGTTCCATTTGGATCTAAAACAATATCACCATCAGTATTAGTTGATAATAATGTATTACCATCAAGACGTAAGTTATCTACGTTCCACTGATCTACTTTTCTATTGCTATCAAGAACAGCAACTATACCACCATCACTATTTCTTGTATTTGAAACACCAGCAATAGTGCCTGGTTGGTGCTCCATCATGGAGGTATAATAATATCCACCTACTGGATTTACATTATTACCATCATCACCAACATAAATTCTATCTTTATATTGATTAAGACCCCCGTAACTTCCAATACCTGTTACATATGCTAATTCACCCCAATTTAGACTAGAAGGTTTGTTAGTACCTGAGGATCTTTTGATCCTAATAATACTTGCCATTTAGAAATTTCCCCCGTTGATGTCTAAATTCTGTGTTGCCCCTGGTGTAAGGGTTAATGTAGCGTCCCATTTTCTAGTGGCACCATTATAAACTAGAACCATACCATCAAGTAGATTTGTGGCATTAACATCACTAAGTTCAGACAAAGAAAGACCTTGAGCACCAGCAAGTGAAGATATAACTTTTACTGCGGGTTGTTGCCCTACTCTGACCTTAATTTCTGCCATTTATAAACAGTTCAGGATCTAAAATATATTTATACTTGATCAAATCCGATAGATTCAAATGAAGTACCAAAAGAAGAAATGACTTCTTGTTGCTTAAAATAAAGTTTTAGATAAGATTTTGCAATGTTTCTTAGAGTATCTAAACATTCGATATTATCAATTTCTGATGCTGCTTTAAAATATTCAAAACTTTTGCTTAGATTCTCTAAATTAATTTTATCAGGATCCATTAATTAACTCCTTTAATAAAAATTTAATTTCTTCAATATCAGATTTAATCTGATCTATTTCATTTTTTTCTTTCTGCTTTTGATCTTTCATTCTCATATAATTATTGTAAGCAGATTTGTCTTTATTAAGTATAGCACCAGTATTTCTATCCCTAAAAAGATTATTATAACCTTCAACAGGAATTAAATCATTAGTATCAGTCATATTAGGCAAGAGCAATACATCTAAAATCTTTAAGTTTTACTGGGGTTGATTCATTTGTTGATGACATTACAATTTTAATTGCAAATCCATCAAATTGTTCTAGATTATTTGCAGTAAATTGGTACTCTGAATAAGATATTGCATCATTAGGTGATACAAAAGCATCTGCCCTTCCACTATTATTGTTCAAATTGATAACTTGATCACCAAATCCATCACCATCAGTATCAATTAAGTTGTCATATCCAGGGAATGGTACATAGCTTTGAGGAATATCACTAGAATCTGCCTTAAATAATCTATAGAAGACTCTAAAATCAGCACTTTCTTGTCTATTTGCTGCAACAAGAACTCTCAAACTAGTTGCTGGTTGAGCAAGAGAAATTATCTGAGTAACAAATACAGATCCATGGGGATCGTTATTAATTTGATTAGATCTAGAATCATCCACATAATTAGAAATTGGACTATTAGACCTATTTCTACCAAGAATAAAAGTAGAATTTTGAATATCCATCACCGGTGATAGATTTTCGTCCTCAGTTTTGAAGTCAACTTTCAAAGTTAAAGATTTATTTGATGGTAATGTTGTTAGTCTTGTAGTCTCATTAATCTTAGATGCAACCATTCTTGGTGTTGGATAGTGAACTACAGTATTCAAAGGAACAGGATCGTATCCTTGATCCAGGAATGAAACTTCTGATCCACCAGCACTCGTTCCAGAAATAGTTCTAAGTTGTGCAGATGCTGATGTTCCTTTACCAGGAGTAATTATATTGAACATTGGTTGAATAGAACTAAATTGATAGTTCTGAGAAACACTAACAGTATCTCCACCAAATCCTTTCTGAGATGCAAAATTAATCATTGAACCCCCACTAGATCTATTTGTTGGGGATGATCTATCAAACTCTAAGAAGTAGTTATCTAGATTTGAATTTTCTGAAGTATAATAAGATGAAGGTATGTCGTGAGTTTTGTTAATTCTCATCAAAGAAACACCATTCACTTCATAGGGTTGTATAAATTCATCGGCATCGTGTTGAGTTTTAACTGTATTGTTTAAAGATCTTCCATCAATTGAAAGAGTTCCTGCGTTACCGGAAACTCTGGTTATATTACTATAAGATACAACCTCATTCTGTATCAACGCATATCCACGACTTGTTGTTATTCCTTCAAATGTTGAGAATATAGTTGTATTTGCAACAGATACGACAGTATCATTTAAACCAAATGGTGCAGTAAGTGTTGTTGTTTCTCTATCTGGAGAAACATTATTAACTTCAATCTTATTATTGCCCCCATGGTGTGCATGATTATACTGCTTAACTCTAAAAACATTTCCAGAGTATTCGTTAGAAATGAGAGATGATGAAGATACAGTTGCAGTAGCAGTAGTCCTTGATGATTCTGAATTAGGATTTGTATAATAAACAAGAGTCGCACTGTTTGTAAAGTTTTCACCTTGAACATTAGTAAGATAAATTGAATCAGCAGCTCCGCGTGTTTTGACTCCAATTCTGGCACCACTACCACCACCAACGCTTGTTGAGGTAATTCCTAGTATTTCGCCAGTTACATATCCATTTCCTACTGAAGTAATATTAACACCAGAAACGATAGAACCAGAGATAGTGATTGTTGCCTGAGCACCAGATCCTTTTCCAGTAATTGAATATAATGGAACTGATGTATACGTTCCATTTGAATAACCAGCTCCAACAGCAACAATACCAACAGAACCAGTTCCTGTTGCAGAAATTGGTCCACCAAGATTTTCAACAATACCAGTAATACTTGGACTGGATCCCTCACCAATTTTAGTACCTGGAACAACAACAGGGTTTAAAGTTCCTGAGATTGATACTTTTAATTTTCTTGGTAAACCTTCAACTGGATTGCTTTCAAGTGTCTGAACATTTGTTCCACCAGGTGTAAGATCTGTATTATAGAATGTTAGGGTTCCAGATGGAACAAATTTAGCTTTATAAAGTTTAAATGTAAGATCTTGATACTGGCTAGCAGTCCAAATAGTTCCATTTTGAGATTTGAATAAACTTCCACCAATATACTGTTTAGTAACAATTACATTCTGAGAATCTGGGAGATTTTGTGTTTTAACAGTTTTCTTGCCCATTGTGGCAGTCCACATTTCATATGCATCAGATGCTGGTGAAAGAATTACGATTGCATATTCTCTACCTGCTTCTAAGAATACAGGAGATGGGAAACGAACTCTAGTTGGGACTGGTTCTGGAATAGTAGGTTTGGCATATACTCCCCAACTAGTGTCCATCAAAATCTCTTTCATTTTTGTTCCAATATTACCAGTATATACATTTTCTAAGAAATATCTGATATCGGCATCAGAGAAACCTTGTGATTTTGCATATGGATAGTCAACTTCATAACCAAATTGACCTGGTGTAGCGCCACTTGCAGCATCATCAAATCCTGCCATACTCTTAACGCCAAATGTTGTCTCAGCAATGTTTATTTGATCAGGATTTAATGCAACTTGTGTATAATCTTGAACAAGGAATGAAGTTGGAGTTCCTAGTTCAACAGTTCTAAGTTCTACATAAATCTTTGCTTGAGGATCTTTCGCTGCAAAATATAAATCAAATGATGTTAAAAATACTCCTTTACCATCAACAGTAAATGATTGTGCAAGAGGATCTCTATGAACTGCTTTTGTTTGAACTTGAATGTCTGTTGGTTTAGCTACTGGTGGGGGTGGATTTCTAACGGAAACTCTACTTGTCTCTTGAGTTAAGATAGTTCCAGATCCACTATATGTTCCTAGTGCTTCACTAGCAAATACCGTAGATCCTGGTAAAGGCGTAACTCCTGGTGGTACTGCGGTAACTTTTACAGTTTTTGTTCCGCTTCTGACTTTGGATAGTGGTGGTGGATTTGAATTTGGATCTCTAAAGAAGAAGTTTCCAATAACATCACCCCAATTATCTGTTACTAATTCTGCTCTTTTAATTTTTGCAATAGCACCACTGGTTTCTCCAACAATAATCGAACCATTTTCTACATATCCATAATATCTTTCCTCGTTTGCGAGAGCTCTAACACCAAAGTTAATTAATTTTGATGTTGCAGAATAAGAATCACCAGGAGCTGGCCTTGTTTTATCATATGGATCAACTGTATATGTTTCAACGAGTACGTCTGGTGCTCCCAACCCAGCTCCAATATCTGGTCTAGAAGTATCTCCAAACTTATGATTTGGTTTTTGGATTCTAATATATCCTATCTGCTTACCACCAGCATAACGCTTATAAATTCGAGCATTTTCAAATACTTGGAAAGTTCCAGATTGCATTTCAATTTCACAAAGTTTTGGAATAATATCAACTTGTTGACTATCCAAATAATGATAATGTTTTGTGAATGGTCTTAATCCATTTGCTGCAAAATATACATTTCTCGAACGCATAAATGGATCTACATCACCACTAATTTTCACATCTTCTACATAATTAAATTCCCTAGAAGGACCAGTTAATTTTGGTGTATATTGAGTAGTTGTAGTAGTAGTTGTTGTAACTAAAGAACCTCTTTTAATGATCCTGGTTCCATCAGCATTAGGATGAGGTCCATTAAATTCAGTTACATTTTCATTAACAAAAGTATTTGCCTCTTGTACCCAATTTGCTCCAGTAGATTCGGTTCTGTGCTCATCAATATAAATTGTTCTAACCCAATTATCAGATGCTGGATCTAATACTACTCCCCCGACAAAAACTATTACGTTAAATGGGTTAACATTTTCAACATTAGTCGCATGTGGTTGCTCAATCCAATCAACTTCAGTATATGCTAATGTTAACAAATCACCAGTTTTTTGAATATTTGGATCTAATAATTTTAAGTTCTGTGTTATATCAGTTGTCGAACGATCAATACCAGGATCTAATGCTAATTCAGCAGGAATTGACCAAAAATCAACAGGAGTAATTCCAGTTGGATCAGATTTACTGATATCAATGGTCGTATATCTCATATCAGCAAGAGATTTGTCTTTAAAACTAGTAACAACAAATCCTGATTTAAATCTATTGAGACCATTTGCATCAGTAACTTCAAGAGTTTGTGCTTTAAGTTCGAGCATACTCAAACTTGTAATATCTTCTAAATTCTCAATTCTTTGCTCAAGTTTTCCAATATCTCTCATAGTAAATCTTCTATTATCTCTCAATAAGATTTTTGGATCTTTTTGAGGATTATAAAGATATGCTGGATAACTAATTTGAGCCAACTCCATTGCATCATCTGCAAGAAATGGAGCACGTGGAGTGTCGCTAGGTTCACCTTGAACAATTTCAACTTCGCCAAGACGATTAACTGTTACTAAATCAACTCTTGGCAAATAATAACTATATCCAATAAATGAGGTTTCATCAGGAGAAATTGCATACCTAAAAGTGCTTTCATAAGATCTTGAACTAAATGCAAATGGTGATGCATTTGTTGTTGAAGGATCAAATTCTTGAACTCTTGGTCTAAAATCAAGAACATCAGATGCACGAATTTGATCAGGAATTATGGGAATATCATTCAAATATCTATCCTGAGTATATGAATTTACAGTAAATAAATCTCCACTATTTCCCGATGCTACTTTATAGTAATCAAAGATAATTAATAATTGGCGAGATGGGATAGAACTTCCTACCTTTCTCCTTATTCTAGAATAATCACAATATTGACTCTTATGAGATTTATCCAATGTATAGTCATTAGTCTTATTAATATAACTACCTGGGGTTATTTGCTGTATAACCGCACTGATAGAAGATTCTTTAAATATGACAGTTTCGCCAACTTCAAACTTATTTTCATTTAAAGGTACAAATTCTATTGTTGCTGCTGCCTTATTGACAATTTGTGCAACTGCTCTACTAGTTTGTCCCATCAATTGTTCACCAGTAATTGCATTAGAATCTAATGCTAATCCAGTAGCAAAAGTTAATTTATCTAAAACAGGAGTTGATGTGTCTGTGGACTCATATACTGCACGAACATTAACAACATCAGGAACGTTTAAAGATATTTCATTATCTTCTACTCTTAGACCATAATACTTACTTGTACTAAGACCAGTGGCAGATGATCCTGTTTGTGTGGAAATTCCACTAGTTCTAATAACTGATAGTTGTCTACTTCTTATAAATTCTTTTGATTTATTTGTAACCTGTCTTTTCTTCAATGTAGCAATTACAGTTATATTTGACTGATTTATTCTTAAACCTGTAAAAGTAATTGAATTGCCATTAGATCCAAGTGTGAATTTGCCTGAATTTAATTCATCTGTAGTTCCATCACTATAATGAACTGAATATCTTTCAGCATCAAAAGATTCAAAAAATGCACTAGTAATTCCAGATGTAGAATCTAAAGCATCAGATGCTGTAATTGTTAAGGAACCAAATGCATTTGTTGATCTGCCAGTAATTTGTTTTGTAATTGTAAGTTCAGATTGTGATAAATCAACAGAGGCAATATTTTCTTTTGGAAGAATTGTATATAATCCTGATGAATCAAGATTTGTTATCTTTGGTTCCATCAAGGAAAATACTGAATCTCCATTATCTACTGATACTCTTGCAACAGAAGTAACCGCAACACCAGCAGACGCAAGAGTTATATTAGTTCCATCAGCAGCAATTGCTGTAATTCTATTGTAGTTTGGATCACTTTGACCACTAAATTGATATTTAATTATTGCTTCCGTTTTAATGCCTGTTGTACCACTGAAAAATCTCCCAGCAACTCTGCCAGTAGTTCCACTACTTATTGTTAGTTTATCAGTGATAGAAAAATTAGGAGGAGTTCTTTCATATAGAACAGTGTCAGCAAAAAAGTCTGCTTGTAAAGAACTATTCAAAGCAGTCGAATCTTGATAGACTGATTTTATATCCTCCGTTGTGTATGCATTAAGTGCTTGAATACCAATTTTAAGTTCTGGATTTTCATTTATAATAACTTGTTCACCAACCAAAAATGTTCCAGAAGTTTGTGACAAACTATATGCAGAACTATTTGGTTTTGCTGCAAGATAACCAGTAGCGCCACTGGACAAACCTCTAATAAATGAAGAAAGTGGAACTTCTGTTGTAGTATATTCTTTTGCTAGATAAAGAGTCGTATAAGTTTGAACATCAAACAAATACAAGTCCCAAGTTGTGCTATCTCCGGTATATTGGGCATCAGATACGCCATACCAATAAACTCTCGCCTCTCCAATCTTGGTTCCACCACCACCAGCAGTTCCTGGACCATCTCCAGAAGCATCTCTTCTCCTATTATAAAGTTCTATAATATTTGCCTGTGTTGTTTGAGCACCACTCTGTGATGCACCAATATTTAAATATGGAACTCCATGAACATTATTAACTTTTAAAAGACTTCCTGTCGCAAAAGGAACTAAAGCACTATCAACTTTTTTGGTTGTTCTTGGTTTTGGAGCATCGACAACTGCTCCGCCAACTAAATCAATATCAAATCCTTTAACATACGCAGTTCCAGCAGATACTTTTACTGACAATAAATCATCAGAAGGAATATTTCCTTGTTCTGTTTTTTCTCCTTCAAGATAAAGACCTCCATTACCAATTTCATCATTCAATGAATTAGCAACAGATATTGTAAATGGATTTACTGCATAATTTCCAGACTCTTCAAAAGTTCTTTTTGCAAAATAATCCTTAATTACGCTATAATCTGACTTATTTTGTAGTTTTTTAATTTGACCTTTGTCAATCTTAACTAATTCTACAAAATTTGTATCATTAAAATCTGTTAATTGTTTTTTAGATAATTTGACACTTATTTTTAATCTGTCTGCACCAGGTGCAGCATAATTGGTAAATCCTTTTGCATTATCATTTAAATCTACATCATCATCAGAAGTAACAATTTCTTCAAGAATGTCAAAACCAACTCTATATGAAGGTTCATTATTATATGGATCTAAAATAATTTGCGTATTAGGAACATCAAGAAAAATACCCCTAATAAAATATACACCCTGCGAAACACCAACTGCATATCCAGTTGCAGTTGAATTTGTTGATACCAATGTTAATACAGAATCTCCACTGTTAAGTGCAGTATTTCCATAGGTAATATTTTCTTCTAGTATTAAAACCTCTCCATCTAAGAATTCTATACCTTCACCATCATCTGCACCATCACGATACTTAACAAATAAAGTTATTTGCTCAACTCCTTCTTCTGGGGGTAAAAGATATCCCTTAATAGTACCAACAACACCTGAAGTTTGACCTCTTACCTTTGTTCCTCTACCAGTGTTGGCATTTTTTAATGCATCAAGATAGACTGTAACATCGATGCCCAAGTGATCATTATTTACTTTTATTGTTGTAAATGCATTGTCACAAGTAACTCCCCCAGGAATTACCATAGAACCTTCTTTAAAAATATGACTTCCAAAAGATTCTACTTGATTTTGTAAAATAGACTGTAATCCTGTTAACTCTCTTGCCTGAACAGGATATCCAGGTTTAAAAAGAACTCTATAATAATTGTCTGCCTTATCAAAATCATCATAATAAGGACTTACATTGAGATTAGTCTTTTGTGGCATTTTTTAAAATTCCAGTACTATTTTGATGTCTTCTTTTTGACGGGCACTCCTACTAATTGTAGGTCTATTGTCGAGGTAGATTATATCTCCCGATCCTTTATTTATTTCAGGAGTTGCTAACCCAGAAGTAAAGTTAACACCCAAATTAATTAATTTTGATCCTGTTGGATTTGTTGAAATTCCAGAAAATCCAGTAAATATTGAAGCAGAAAATCCTGAGGATTTTCCAATAACTTGATTAGCAGAAGATTCGAACGGATAAAGTCTACCATTTGTAGAAATGCCAACATAATCTTGTTGATCAAGTGTTGTTTGATTGTAATATAAAGAACGATCCACAAAATATTTTAAAACTTTTGTTTCACTGTCCCAAGAAGCTACATATCCAATCGCTTTGGATGATCCACTAGAAACTATCTGCTCAATTTTTTCTCCTACCGTTGGGGTGCCGGTAATAGATGAAAATAACATTGAGTATAAACCAGTAAAAGTATTGTCAGTATATACTGTCGAAGACCCAAATGCTGTTGGATTTTTTATAATACAAACCTGAGCAAAACTAGTATCTACTGGAAAATCTTTTGTAGAATCATCAAATCTAGCATAAACTAAAACTTTATCTGTTCCAAGTTCTGTATAGATATCATAACCATGTCCTCTTGAAGGTGGAATAATAGGAACTAATTTTGCACTAGTTCCAGTAGAATTTAAATTAATTGATCCTAAATCAACCAATCCATAACTATAATTTTTTCCTCCCGAAGTAACAATTGTATTAGTTACTTTTCCACCTTCAACATCAACCCTAACTCTACCACCGCTTCCATCACCAAGTATATTAAATTCTTGCCCTAATCCATTTGAGTAATTTGCTCCTGCCTTCTCAATATATACTGTTTTAATCTGGTTATTATTTACTGTGGAATCTGCTGACTCTCTAACTGCTAATATTTGAGAATCATTAGATGTTAACCAACCATTTGGAACAGTTATATACTCTGTAGAATCAAATTTAACAATATCGCTAGGTGAAACAGTAAAAAGATATTTCCAAATATATCCATCACCACTATCACCTGCCCTTGATGGTTCTAAATCTGTAAATGTTGGTTCGTCCTGAGATACATTACCTTTTACATTTGTACCATTTGACCCATTTTCAATACAAACATAAACTCTATAATCACTATTCATTACATAGTAATTTGCATCATATAGTCTAGATGAATTAGTTAATGGACTTGGATTGAGAATACTATAATCATTTCTATACATTTCATATCTATTTCCTGCCGTCCAATCTATTCTTCTAATTATCCTTCTAATATTTGCAGAGGTTATTCTTTTACCATATAAAATAGTATCACCATAATGATCCACATATGAAAAATTATCTACTGGTGCTGGTGGATTAGTGTTCCAATTTGTGGATCTTCCAAATCCAACTGCAGTTGGATTTGGTAACCCAACTGCAATATAATATGAATTATTTGTAGATTCGACAGAATCTACAAAATTACTAGCATTCAAAATCCTAAATTGATCAGTAACAAGTGCTGACATTGTTAAACGTTTTTTATGTATTTATACCTTGTGTTTATAAGTTAGAAAGTTTCCTAATAGCACCACTATTTCTTAATCCAAATGTTCTCCTTTGTATAGTTGGGAATGTTGATAATCCAGAGTCAACAATTAAACCAGTAACTCCAATAGAAATCGGATTGGTTCTAGAAGAGAAATTATATAATCTACCCCAAGAAATATTTCCTAATGGTAGTGTAAGAGATCCTGTGGTAGCAATTCCGATAACGTTGCTATTTGATTTAATATTACATATTATTTCTGCATCTGGTCCGAAATTAGTTTTTGAATTAACAATATAAACATTATCTAAGAAACTAGTTCCTATTCCAACTACAGAAGAATCGTTACTATTAACAGAGGTAACTCCATTTCCAACAGTTGTGTTGTATACAAATATTGGATATCCTGCTTGCAAATCATTTGCATCTGAAGCATTTGCTCTAAAATTAATTTTTAGTGCTAATGGATGTCCGCCAGTTCCAGTAGTAGTGCTAATGCCAGTAATAATACCACTAAAACCTTGTATATTTGCAATTCCTGTAATTTTTTCACTTGTTACTGGTGGAACCTCAATAATAAGATTTGGTGCCACAGTGTATCCAAATCCAGGATTTGTAATGGATACTGAAACTATCTGACTTCCAGAAACATTAGCAATAGCAGTTGCGGTTATTCCAATACCAATACCCACACCCAATCCAACAGTTTCTAAACTGAACGTTCCGACACCAACTCTAGGATTAGAAATTTTAATAGGAACACTTGTCGAATATCCAAATCCTGGATTTGTTATAGTAATTGCAGAAATAGTTCCTGCTGCCGAAACTGTTGCAGTAAATGCAGCAGCAACCGGATCTGTTCCTTGAACTATTAGACCATCAACAGAAGTTATTGTAATTCCATAATTATTTTCTTCATAATTAAAGAATTGAGCATTATCCACAAAAATATTTGAAGAACTTGCTGTAACATCTCCTATTATTTTTGCAGTTGGATAAACAAATGGTTCAAGAGAGTCGCGTGTTTTATAAACAACATCTCCTTTAATGTACTTATCTGTTTTTTGTTTGATCCATTCTATTGGGCGGTAATTTGTATCATTAATTGAAGTTCCAACATAAAGATCTGTTTCAACAGTATCAGAACCACTAATATCAACAATAGTTCTATCTCTATCTTGATCGGTTATTAATGGATAAAATGGATTTTTTCTAACAAATACATCATCACCAATTTTTATTGTTTCATTAACATCAATTATTGAAATATCAACTCCATTTTGACCAATGTAGAAAAAGATATCAACTTTATCGGATGATTTTGGTGCCTCAGTAAATTCAAATGATGTTCCACCAAAAAATCTGTAAGCATATGTTGGTTCTTGTATTACTCCATTTACAAAGATTAGAAGAACAGCATCAAGATTAATTGCTCCAGAAAGAGGATTATTTGGATCAACTTCAAAACTTAATAACTGTCCATTGTAATAAAGTGGGAATCTTGTTCTACTTCCATTTTGTAATGTAGAAATGCTATCAATGTAATTCATTTCCCCAAAAGACCAGGAAGAGAAAAAGTCCTGGAATGTTTCAACAACTTCAAGTTGGAACTCTTCTAATGGTTGAACGTAATCTTTTGCAGTAACAAGTCCAACAGGTTTAAATATATCTCCAACTTGGAATGCATAACCTGGTCTTGAAATTTGGAAAGATTCAACAAGAAATAGTGTTGAACCAATTCCAACAGTTGATGGAGAAGGACCAATTTTAATATTCATCAACAAATTAGAACCAGTTGCAGTTGTTGATCCAACACCAACTCTGGAAACTCCAATAACTGGAAGATTTTCATAAATTGGTTCTGGTATTTTAATATATGGTTCAACGTATCCAGATCCTCCACTAATAACATTGAATGCTAATGTACCACCAGCACCAACTGTTGCTGTAATAGTTGCTCCTGCACCTGCATGATTAGGGTCAGTAACACCTATTGAAACAGGATCTCTATATCCAGAACCATAATTTAAATCATACCAAGGGAAAACAGTACCAAATCCAATATAGGAATGTGGTAAAGTGCTAGTTCCTACATTTGCGGTAAATGAATTAGAAGAAATAATATTAACAATATCATAAGAATAATCCAATCCTCGTGATGGGAAGTAAGATACAATACCTGCACCTGATGGGCAAGTAAATCCTAAACCAACCAATTTAATTCTATCACCACCAACAAAATTGTGATTTGATGTAGTTGTTATTTCTATAATACCAGTTTCATTATTATAAGATGCAGTGCTAATTGATTGCCCAGGACCAGTATGAGAAATTCCCGTTATACTGGTAATAGTTCCTGATCCATTTAATACAGCTCTTACTTTTGCACCGACTAGTGGAGCATATCCTAATCCTGGAGTTGATCCCAGTGAAACAATTAGACCTCCTCTTGGAAGTTGATTTTGGTTAATATCGAAATCAGATTTAATATATGTTCCATCTGTTGAAGTGATACCTGTAAATACAACACTGGAGATACCAGCAACGTTGTCATTTGCAAATTCATAGTTGTTCCCAGCATTATTAATAGTTGTTGGAGTTTGGAATACACCATTAATAAACAATATACCGTTGCCAATAGAAACACCAGTTGTGTTAATTCCTTCAACAGTCATAGTGTATGTTTTTCCAATTCCAGTGAATTGATCTGAAACATCATCAAATATCATATTTGTGTCATAGTTTGATCTTAGGAATGTTCTTCCTGCATATTGAGCCCTTACATAAGGAAGATTACTTGCATCTCTTCTTGCTCTTGTATTTCCTTTGGGTGGATCCACAAACCAAATTTCATTTCCAACTATATTGAATGAACCTCTATAAACCTGAACGGTTGCACCATCAGTATGTGTGGTAGCAGTACTGCCAACAGATGCTCTTACAACAGAAACTGTTGGGAAAGTTGAAATTCCAGAAGAATTAATAATACCTGTAATTTTCCCTCCTGTATTTGAACTTACACCAACTTCAATAACTTTCATATATTCTTCATCAATTTTTAGAATATCTCTTGGTTGTATTGAGGAAATACCACTAAGGTTGAAAGTAGAAATTCCAGCACTAATTCCACCACTGTTATAATCTAAACGATGTGATATTGGAGTAAACGTAATGGGTTGCTGTACAATACCATCAAGAGAAATGACACTCTTTGAGAGTTTTTTAGTCATTTCCAATTCATGAGCATTGCCGAGACCAACATCAGTAAATGTTACGCCAATACCTAAAGATGCATAAGATTTTCTAGTTGCCAACTTAAATGTATCTGGTGTAAGTGCAATAGGATACACTTTTTCTGGTAATCTATTAGTAACAATACCAAGATAATTTGATGTTGCACCAATTCCCATTGCACTTTGACCAACACCAATAAAAGATGATTTGGGACTATAAATTAATTCTTCTCCTGTATTAAAGAAGTGATTTCTAATGGTGAATACACCAGTAGATAGGTTAAGTGTAGTAGAATCTGATGGATCAAATACCTTTTTATAAATGGGAATCTCTTCATGTTTTAAGGTAAAGTTGACTTTATTTGCTCTTGTACCATTAATGCCATCATATGCGGATAAAAATAGACTTTGAGTCGTATTTCCATACTTTAATGAAGGTGGTTCATTATCAAAATCACTATACGTATAAAGGACTTCATTAAATCCTTGAATATTTGTATTGGAACTTGAAGAATCTGGGTAGAAATTTAAGAAGAATTTATTTCCAGAAATTTCTCCTCCAAAAGTTCCAAGTCCTGTTACATTATTTGTTGGTGAAAAAGGACCAGGAACAACGGTTATATTTTCAGTATCGTTTAAAACTGAAACCTGATGAATTGCAGAACTGTTTCCAGAAGAAACTCTTACAATAGATGAAACAGATGATATTAAATCTAAATCAAATGTTCCTACTTTAATAGAAGTAGTGCCAAAACCAACGGTTGATTCTAACTTGGCAGTTCTCTCTGCTCCAATTGGTTGTCCAGGTAAAGAAAATCTATAAGTCCCAATACCAGAACTAGTTGCAGCAAACCCTACAATATTAGATCTAACATCTAGAAGGTTAACTTCATCATTTTGAACTCTAAATGATACAATTCCCGCATTAGGATCGTAGATTGCTGTTACAATGCCAATAGAAGATAGACTATATGATTGAGTTCTAGTGTCAAAGTAATACTCACTTAGATACGTATTTGATCCATCAAAATCTAATGCAGCTTCAATATAATTTACTTCTTTGCTTAGAGTATTTGTAACTTCAATATTTGCAAATAAACCGTTAAAGTTAGTATCTGAGAACTGTGCGATAGTTCTTATACTATTTGCTGTTCCCACACTGGAAATTCCAATGATAGTAGATCCTATTAAATTAATAGAACCGAATGTATTAGTTCCAATTCCCGACCCTACTTCTGGAGATGCAAAAGTTTTCTTCAAAATTTTAATGTCATGATCTCTATCAAATCTGTCTGTTGGTGTAAATATTAGAGTTTTTCTTCCAGCATCATCAACATTTGCACTAAACTCCCCAAGCAATTCATTACTATATGCCGTATATTTTTCAAATAAGATAGAGTCTAATGTTGTTGTTTGTAGCACAAGTTCGGTTATTTGTGAATCATATGTATCAGGATCCACAATCTGAATTGTATATCTTACATGAGAATCAATAGTATCAATTTCTTCAATTTCTACAAATGGATCTTCAAACCCTCTGCTTGAAAATCTTGAACTAATATCATCATGAATTAAAACTCTATTAGTCCTACATTCAGTATAATCAGTTAATTTTCTATTTTGTATTTTTAAGTACTTGGATTGATCTGGATTTGTTCTGATGTCATAGTCAATAACATTATCAAAATTATTAATAACATCTACTCTTTTTTCTTCAATAACGTCTAAAACAGCTATGCTATTTGTTGTTCCAGAAAGTCCAACAGAAGCTCTTGTTGATGATATAATGCCAACATCTGCGAAATTTTTCAATCCAGCTGGGTGAATAATACTATTAACAGGAGAAACAAATTTATCCCAAGTTATTGGACTCTTAATAGAATAAGAAAGATTTTGATAATAATCATTATCAGGAGTAACCTGATAATCTTCGCTTAATTTTCCAATATCATTTCTCCACCCAATGTTTTGTTTAGATGAATAGTCAATTTTAAATTTAGATTTATTTTGATTAACAGAACTTACATCTGATATTGCACCACTTACTTTTCCTTTAATTTGATCACCCTTTTTAAGTGCGTAAGACCCATTAACCTTAATATATTCATCTCTTATAGAGGATACATATAGATCTCTCTCAATAAATCCTGTACCAGTATTAACAAACAATTGCTCGTTTAATGCAAATGCTGCTCTCTTTTTAATTACATTAATTTCTGGATAATGTTTCTTATTAATAATAGTTGCATATCCAGATTGGAAAGTTTTTGCAATTCCTGGATTTGTTGACAATCCAACACCTAGTTCATCTACAACCGCAAAAGTTAAGACTGCTGGATTAGAATTAACATAAGACTGTACTTTGAAAAATCTATAATCATAATTTTTAGAATTATATCCTGTTCCATTATCAATTAAATCAATACCTTCAACAAAAATTTCATCACCATCTGCAAATAATGGTGCAGTAAATCCTAAAATTGGTGTCGATAATGTGCAAGTTGCAACACCAGTGTTTCCAGTAACTATTGAACTAATTCCAGCTCCATTAGAATTATTAATTGCAATAACTTTATGTTGATCAGATTTTAATCCATATATTGGTGCTATTTGATTTACTTCCGAAATTGCACCACTTGGAGTAATTGCAATTAAAGAAGAACTATCAATAACTGTTTTTGTTTTATCGTTCCAAAGTAACAAATCTGGTGCAGTTAAATACCTAGAACCTCCCGAAACTATATCAATTTCATCAATTGTATTAGAATTATCTAATTTTACAATAGGTGAAATAAATGCTTCAGGAGTCAGAGTTTTATCAGATGGATATTCATATCCAACATCTTTAATTCTAACATTTTTAATTCTTCCGATAGAAGTTGATACTGCTACAATATTAGCATCCTGTCCTTCTTCAGTAGTTATGTCTTTAAATTTCGGAAGTTTTTTGAAATTAAATCCTTCAGAAATAATTTTTATTTTTCCAATAGAACCATTTATTGCTGTTGAAGATTTTGTAGAATATTCTAATTTATCAGTTTGATCAGAAGTATATTTTAAAACGGATGGAACTTGTGATGGAGATATCTTAAAAGAATTTGTTGATATTCCAAAAATACTATATGTTCCATTGTATTCACTATCTACATAATTAATTTGAGAATAATTTCTAACATCTTTATCAGCGGTACTTATATAACCAGATTTTTCTAGAGCATAGAAAAGTTTTGATGGAGTATTTTCTGTACACTTGATTGAAAGTGATGCAGTTCCAAATCCAACTGTACCAACTCCAGTAACATTAAAGTTTCTAGAATCACTTGTGCTTACAAATTCATTTTTTAATTCTTCATCTTTAAAAATTTTAAGTTTATAACCATTCAGAGATGAATCACCAAGATTAAACTGTATCGTAGAATTTTTAACAACGTTTATGCTTGGATTTATAAGGGCAAAAGTATGAATAGATGCACCAGTTCCAACAATGTTTACAACTTTCTCATTCGGTGGAATAGTCTCATAAAGAGTTTCTGCAAGTCTGAATTCATTATTATTATCTTTAATTACATAGTATGATCCAGTTTCTAATCCAGAAGCAACCTGAGTACTATTATAGAAAATTTTATCACCAGTATTATATCCGTGATTAGTTATAGTAATTGTGTTAGATGTAGTATTAATTTGTGAAGAATTAACACCTACTGGATTGACTAATATTTTTTTATCAGTTTCATTAAATGTTAGTGTTAATGCTGATGTAGTTCCAACACCAACGATAACGTTAGGAACTATGGTCAACTTAATAGAGTCATTATTCAATAACCCATGACTTTGAGCAGTGCTTACAACAGTCACCACTCTATCAATTTGACCAGTTACTTGATTATAATTTGTTTGTAATAGATATTCGGAGTTATCTGTACCATCACTATAAAAATATAGACCCTCACTGTTTGTTGTTAATCCAACTTGGGTTACAAGTCCAACATAATCTTTACCTTTATTAATTATATAAACGTCAGATGTTAAAGTAAGAGTATTTGGAATTTGGAATGTATTTAATGAAGATGCATCATTACCAACAATTAAAGAGTCAACACCTGCGAGATCGGATTTTGTAAATGTAACTCTTTGACCAGTTTTAAATGGATGGTTTGGTAAATAAATGCTTCTGTAAGGAATAGATACTGTTTCGGATGTAACTCCAATAGTAAATGTTTTATATATTGCTCCTCCAAAAGTTGTCCCAATACCAACAGAATTTTTTGCATTAAAATAAACTAGATCATTTGGTTTAGAATCAAACTGTGGTATTTTAGATCTACTTTTTATAGTAATTTTATCATTTAAAACATCTAATCTACTGCTATAAGTATGTGCAACACCAGAACTAGCAAATCTCTTAACCTTTAAAACACCATTATTATAATCATTTAAAACCTTTACAATTTCTGTACCAAGATTTGACTTAATACTGATACTTCCGCCAATTGATACTGTTGGTCTAGTAGTGACAAAAATATCTTCAGATTTTCCACCAGGAGTAGATGAATAACTACTCATAGTTATTGCTAAACCAACAGTTTCTGTTGTTAACCCTATTGATTTTGATCCTGGTAGGTTATTAATTGATGTTGAAAGACCACTGATTAGTACAGTGTCATTATTAAGCAAATCAAATCCTGATCTGTAATATGCAAAAACAGACTGATCCGTATCGGATACGAAAACACATGAAGTATAAGTTTCTAGTGATGTTTCAATACTAGTAACGTTTTTACCTACAAGTTCAGAAATTTCAGCTCTAAGACCTGTTCCTTCCGTACCTTCCTCATCAAAATTTACAGTCTCTCCAATTCTATAACCTGTTCCACCATCAATTATATCAATACTATTAACACTACCGGATTTAACAGATTCAATAACTGATACTTGTGGTATTATTTCATAAGGTTCTAGTAAGAAATCATAATTTGCATACTTATCATTGAGTTTATATGGTAAAGTATTTCTAATAAGATTTGAATTATTGAAATCAAAACTTTGATTTAAGTAAGAATTTTCCTCAATAAAAGAAGACCTAAATGTATTTCCAATAAAATATGGGTAAAGAGGTTCAAGTTTATTAGAAGTAATGCTTCTAGTTACACTAGCAAAATATGCATATACACCATTTGGAAATTCTGGTGTTTTACAAAATCTACCATTATGCCTATCAAGGTCTCCATTTCCAGTATATTCAAAATCTTCAATAAAAAATCCAGAAGTAAATGATGGTCTATTTGAAATATTTCCAGAATTTAATGAATAACTGGGATTCAAAAGTCTAACACCAGACTGAATGTCATTTGGATCCGAATATCCATAAGGTCCATAAATTGGATTTCCATCATATGCCCATCCAATAATTGGAGAGTGAGAAATTCCATTATCAAAATAATTACTTGCTAAATCCTCCGAATATCCATATATTCCATAAACAAGAGAATCCTCAGTAAGATTTTTATTGAGACTTGAAAATATTTTTGTATTTAAAGTTCTCGAGTAAGTTGCATATCTTTCAGCATCATTAACTGTTAGATCTCTAACACTAGTATCAAATATTGCTCCAGAACCTCTTGGTTTTACTCTAATAGATGTATTAGAGTCGCTATAACCAATACCAGAATTGATAACAATGACGTTAGTAATCTTTCCATCATCTATGACTGGTCTAAGTATAGCACCAGTACCATTTCCATCTATAATAAGTTCTGGTGTTGAATAATACTCAGATCCAGTACTTAAAACTTGAACATCAATTATTCTACCATTTGAAACAATAGGATTTAATTGTGCATTTTTTCCATTTTTAACAGTAATTAATGGTTTTTTGTGTAGATTTAAAGTATTTGATCCATACTCAGTTCCGTTTTCATATAAGTATGATCCTATAATTTCGCCAGTAACAATTGGAGTAAATGTGAAACTACCTGTAAATGTTGATCCATAAGATACATTTGCAGTGACTTGAATTGGAGGATATTCGAAAATATGATATCCAGATCCAGTGGAATTAATATTTACAATCTTATCTCTTACAAGATCTGTAGTTACCGTAGCTCCAAATCCAACATTAATTAATTTAAAAGTATCAGAATCAATAGTTTTTACTGAATAACTAGACGTTGTCGATAAACCAGAAATTTCTGTTCCAGTTGAGGAGTAGATAATAACATCACCAGTTTTAAAACCATGATTCTTAAAAGTTATAGTATTATAATCAGTGGAAATTCCAGATGCTTTAACTCTTAATTTTCTATATTGATATCCAGATCCACCTTCTAAAACCTTTATATTTCTAATTGTTTTTTTAGATAATGTTCTAAACTTATGAATTCCAGAAAATGAAGTAGAGGTTGAAAACCCAATTGTATTAATTCCAGACAAATAATCAGATTCTGTATTAAAAAGTTTAATTGTCCTTGTATTTACAAATTTAGCAATATACTCATCACCACTTACCAATGCTCCAGTTGGAGTATTTGATACATCACCAAAAGTTCCAATCAATAATGGATCATTTCCATTTTGATTATAAATTATTCTTTCTCCATCGGCAAAATTATGAAAAGTTTGGAATGTGATGGTTTCATCAGTTAAATCTACACCACCTCCAATTGTAAGTGCCCTACTATCAAATTCAACTTCCCTAAATCTTTCTCCTATAATTGGTTCTAAAATGCAACCAGATCCATTGCCACCAGTTAAAGTAATTGAAATAGCAGTATCAACATCAAAGTCCTGTGGATCAACATAAACCGATTTTACGATTCCACTAATAATTGGATCAACAAGAGCAGTAACTCCAGTTCCAGTCGTTGAACCAGAGGAAATTATAATTCTTGGTGGATTAACAACATCATAATCTTTACCAGAATTTAATACGTTAAATTCTTTAATTGGTCCATAATAAATCTTATCTAATGATTCTGGACAAGAAATTTCCACACCATCGATTAAGAGACCAATTCCACCTATTACATTATTGATGGATCTTCTTAAAGATGTTCCATTATTTGATGTAATTTTTTCTATTGGAAATTTTCTTAAAATTTTATTTGCTGAAATATTTCTATTCTCATGCCTTTTTAGTGTAAAAACATGAGTTCCAGAAGTTGTTTTTTCTTGGAATCTAACATATTCCGATCCACTAAGAAGAGATTTTGATGCATATAATCTTATACCATTAGTCCCAACTAATCTTACATAATATTCAAATCCAGATATTAAACCAGAAAGTGGATTACTTGATGTATATACAACAACATCACCATCAATAAATCTTACATTTGATGGAAATCTAATAATAGAATATGCCTGAGAAACACTATCATAATCATCAAGATAAGATGATGAACCATTAGGTATACTAGATTCTACGATCTCGTCATTAATCTGATATGATGGTAGAGAGTTTGATGCTACGTAGGATTCTTTATCTAGATTATTATAAACGTTTAATGTATTTGAAATATAGTTATTATTGCCAAGTACAAGAGGAACATTTAAACTTGTTGCTTTTTTTATCTTTCTTCTGATATCATATGATTGTGTTGAAACTGGTGTAAATCCAGAAATATTGCTCAGAATAATCTGATTTAGAGCAGTGTTAATACTGGTAACAATTGCATTTGAAGAGGCAATATTATTTGTGTATGAATATAAAATATCAACTGTATCACCTTCTCTTAAACTAGATTTATCAATTAAACTCAGTAAAGTGAAAGTGGATCCAGAAATACTAGATACTTGATATCTGGTGCTTGTATTATAAATCCAAGAATTTGCAAATACTTCTTTATAAGTCTTATCTCCAGATGTAGGATTGTCAATAATCTCTCCAAGATTTTTAACTGTTATTTCTTCACCTTCATCAATAAGTGATACATTTCCTAATTCTTCAAATCCAGAAATAACTCCGGTTATACGCAAATCAACTCTTTTTGATGTATCACCATTTTCATATCCAAAAATAGTTTCATTTGATCTGATATCAGATGCAATTGATATTGAATCAGTAATTCCAGTGCATCCAAAAAATTGATTGATACTTTTTGAAGTATAATCAATAATATTATCTCCAGATATCAGTGTACCAGTTTGCCCAAATCCAATAGTAGAATCAACAGAAATAATAGAAGATCCAACGGAAACATTTTCTAATACTTTTGTTTTTCCTGGAATTGTAAAAATTCCTTCAATCAAATCTCTTTCATTATAACCAACAAATAAACCCAATTGATAATAGGTTTCGTTGTTTTTTGTAAAAATTTCAACATCGGATACTGATGCGTTAGTTGTTGTATCCGTTGATTTAAATATAGTTTGTCCTTCTAAATTTAGTGGATTACCTGAAATATTTTTAGCTACAACAATTTCTCTTCTAATGTAGTCTGCTGCTGATGGTTTAATTAATCTTGCTTCAAGATCTAAAACATTCGCATCTACACCATATAAAACCTTAAAGAGAATTTTTACAGATTCTTCAATACCTTTTGACTGATAAAAATCTCTTGCGTGTTTAATAAAGTTCCCAACATCAAGGTCAGAAACAAAATCATAATTTTCTAATCCAGGTGTAAAGGTATATTTTAATTTTTTATAAAATTCTTGTAAAAATAATACGCTTAAATTAGTTACAATTGAAGTTTTATTATGACTTGCTGCTGTAGTTTTTGAGAATGTTAAACTTTGTTTATTAACATTATCATCAAAACTAGAAATACCAACATTAGAATAATTGGTAATTCCGCTAAATCCACGCACACATCCGGTAAAAGTATTTGTTGTAATACCAGTATACGTGATAATTTCATCGTCTATTTTTAATAGACCATATTCAGATGGAAAACCTTTTGTAGAGGTAACAGTAACAATTCCAGCAGAGGATGTTACATCATATACTAATGATGTTTGACCAGTAACGACTTCTGGAACTAAATTATCAAGCTTCAAATACTGATCTAAGTTTTCTGCAATATCTACAGTTCCACCTTGGAACTCTTGCGAAATGTAGTATTGTTTGAAAAATTCAGTTGCTTTTGGAAAATCCGAAACTATAAATTCTGGAAGTTGACTCTCAATAATCTTATTGATTTGTACTCTCTTCTCAAAATCTGACATATTTTATTTCCTCTCGATGTCTCCGTTAGAATAACTTGAAGTATAGTAGTCTCTTGTAAAAGTAACTCCGGAAATATCCTCTCCAGAAGCAATAACGTCTCTAATCATATTTATCTCACTATTGGAAATATCAAAACTCAAATATAAATCTTTTAACCCAACAACATCATTGGAATCTGGGAATGCCTGAATTTCAATGATTTCATTATCTGCTACTGTTGAGGTGATATTAATCGTATTAACGATAATTTCTCCATTAAAATAATCTACTGTACCAATAGATTTTAAAACAACTGTATTTTTACCCCTTTCAGTTTGCCTAATAACTGCTAAATCTCCTTTATTGCTACCATCTAACTGCCCATCAGCACTTTTTCTTGGAACATCGGTGAAGTAAACAATATCATCCGATCCTTGAACTTTAAATCCTGTGCTTTTTATATTGTATCCTTGTGGATTGATATGAAAACGATTCCCAAAACATATCTCATACTGAGCAAATTGATTTACTAGGGCTTTCATATCCCTTCTAATTCTGACCTTAGTAATATTAGAAGTAATTGCATTGTCAACTCTATCAATCAATTGTACGACCTTACTATATTTAAATCTACCACCAAATCTATTCATATCAACATTTTTAGAGTATTCGGTTAATGCTGATATAATAGATGTTTTTAGACTATTTACATTTGATACTTGATTTGTATTATAGTAAACTGAAGAATCAATCTCAACATATAGAATTTTAAGATCGATTATTTGTTGATTAATTCCAGCGATTGAATATTGCTTTAACCTGTTTAAAATATTTTGCTTATCAAAATCAGAAACATATGTACCATTTTTTGGTTTAATACTAATTTGAACCTTACCATATTGTGGTGGAGTCAACTCTTCACCACCAACAACTGCAACAGATTCTGCATTTGGATATATTGATTGAACAATAGCCTCATAATCACGAGAAGTGACTGCTCGATATTGTGCAGAATAAAGTCTTGGAGCAAAATATTTAATAGATGCTACTGGCTCAATTTCTCCACCATTTGATGATTTTTCAATTGTATTAATAGTAATTGGTCCTGATGGAATTACACGAATATTGGAGGCATCCACAAAATTTCCTTGGAAATCAAATGCAGATGCTCCATTACCTCTTTCACCATCAGTTACCACATACTTTGCTGTAATTACCGCATTATTTTCCAACTGCTTACCAAAATATCCATCACCAAAAAGAAGTTCATACTTTTCATCTTGAACTTCTTGAGTTAGATATATTTCTGAATTTTTATTCAACCTTAGAATATTATCTACCTTATAATATTCTCTTCCAATCCCACTGTCATTAATTCCTTTTACATACACCACAAGCCTTGAAATATCAATATTTGGGTTATCTAAAATAAATCTTTGATCTTGTGATTTATCAACTGTCCATTGTTTTGTTAGTAAATTTCCTTGATAGATATAAACCGGTGACGAAGATGACCCAAATCTAGCAATTCCATTATTAACAGTCGTTGTAATATCTTCTGAAATTGAAAATCTATATGATGTGTTATCATACGATCCTACGCATACCAGACCCGCTTGAAGAGTGAGAAAAGGACTTGCGGTAGTGGTAGGAACCTCAAATGTAATCGCCGCCTTAGAGGCGGTTTTGGAGCGTGGTACGTAACCAATGTTCCTTGCCAAAGAAACAACATTTTCTCTTACAGTTGCAGAATCCAAGAAGGATTCATTAACAACCATATTAGAGTTAAATGCTGTAATATAAGTATTATATGCGAGAGTATCAATTAAAACAGAAAAATTAGATCCTTCAAAATCAAAATCAGTGAAATTTGAATTTGCACGAAGGTAATCTTTAATCTGTGTTTTAATCTGATCGAAATCTAGATTCGTAAATTGTGTAAAAGGCATTTTATCTTGTTGCCTCTAGTAAGAATGAAAATTGTTGTGTTGGGAAATCTTGCCCAATAATATCAAATATAATAGTGACTTCAAATTCATTATTATCTGGTCTTGGTTCAACTTCAACTTGAACATTATTAACTCTATCCTCAAAATTATTAATTGTTGTTTTAATCTGATCTTCAATTACAGAAGCAGATCCATAATCAACAAATTCAAACAAACTTCTGCGAATATCAGATCCCAACAATGGATTAAAAAATCTTTCTGTTGGGATTGTTTCTACTAAATTGCGAACAGATCTAGTAATCGCTCTCTCATTAATCAAGACAGGTAGATCTTTTGTCACAGGATGTGGCTCAAAAGAAAAACTAATATCCTTAAATCCCCTGGATATTCGTGTGACTGCCATTGATAAGTAGATTTTCTTGCACTATTTATACCTAGTGCCAGGAAGATCCATAGTTTGGTTCTGTTCCATATTCCCAATCATCATAGTCTTCATCGTTACGAATTTTTTCATGCAACTCAGTTTGTTTTTTAAGGTCATGACGTGGTGCAGAGTCGTGCATAACCTCTTGAATCACTCTTTTTGGTTGCTCTGAACTATAATCAGTGATTAATTTTGTGGTTCCCCACATATCATACATGTAATTTGAATCCCTATCGACTGGTAAATTAGACATTTTAGCTCCTGTTTTAAACGAATAAAACAGAACTTTTATAAAGGAGGTTGCTATCTCCTTATGTCTATTTAACGATCGACTTCACGTAACGAATAAGAGTCCGAATTGAGGTATTTGAGTATTTCTAGGGCGATTAATTTAGGATTTCCTTCACCACAAGTGTATACATCCACTGCCAGACACCCATTTTCAGGCCAAGTATGGCAAGAAACATGACTTTCGGCAAGTGCAATCACGACTGTACAACCTTGTGGTATAAAACAGTGCGAAAAGACGTTCAAAACGGTCATTTTAGCACGTTCAATGCCTCTAATCATGACGTTTTGTAGAGATTCTACGTCATTGATTAGGTCAAAATTAACATCATACACCTCGAGGAGCAGGTGTTTACCCATTGAATGCTGTTTCAACTCAGGATTTTGTAAAAATTTATTTATTTTTGTTCCAAATCAGTGATTTCGTACATATAGTGATCGGACGTTTCAATTTTTCTTTTATTTTCAACAGAATAAACCGTTAAATCGATTTCATAACCAGGATTTTTATTAATTCTGTTAAATGTCCAAGCATTATCATACCAAATAATGCGATTATTTGGATATGCGTAGTAATTTCCAGTTTCTACTTTGAATAAATGGGCACATTTATGTTCAGGTGTCTCTGAAAAATTAAGATCTGTAACACCTTTGTTTTCCCAAGACCAATCAAGAGTGAACATATAAGTTCCAACGACTTTTTTTCCATCAGGACGAATTAATTCTGCCTGTAATCCAGCAAGTCGCGCACGTTTTTGAACATCAATATAGGGAGAAAAGCAGTCCCAATACATAATATCTTCAAGAGGTTCAATCGGTGCATCTGGTTTCCAGCAAAAAGCGTGAAGAGGACGACGAGTCCAATTCACGCCATTTTCTAAAAATGCTTCAAACAAAGGAACTCTTTTCTCAATGCTTGCAACACAATGAACATCACATTTGGTCACTTCACCATGTCCCATTTTATGGTTAAAAAGAAATTCGTTACGAATATAACAAGACCAATCCGGAAGACTATGGTTTAAATATGCCATGATTATCCTTTACCTTGTCCTCTATACTTTTTACGAGCCCCATTGCGAGAAGACGCTGCGTACTTAGTTCCTCCCCCATCGCCTTGGCGAGACTTCTTAGGAGGCCCTGGAATATAAGAAGTGCGCTTGTTGAGACCACCGCTTGCTTTTGCCATTTTGATTAATTCTCCAAATAAATTTCAGTTTCAAGTTCGCTTGGATTTGGAGAACCTGTCTGATAGAACTGTTGAGACAGATCCTCCATAGTATCGAAGTATTCTTCCTCTGTAAGGTTTTGGTATATCTTCCTCCCCTTACAGAGAATATTATACCGCTCTTGTGCCATCTTAGATGATTCGTGACTTTTCGTGACCAACGCGAATGCGAGGATCACACCAGATTTCAAATCCTGCTTCTTTTGCATCCAAACAGAAGGATACGTCTTCTCCACACATGTCTTGTACTTCACCAGATTCAAAGACTTGCATCTTCGGAGCAAACCAAGGATACTTCATCTCATCATGTTCAAAGACACCGTTCTTGATGAGTACCCAACCAAATCCAGTGTAATCAACAGTAAATGGCTTCCGTCGCTTCTGAATACTTTCCAGAGTTTCATGGTTCATTACACCACCATTGCCTCTGAAATCATCTTCATCCAACCAATGTGCAACAGAGGTTGTCATACCATCTTCTGTACAATACCAACCAGCAGCAATGTCCTGATCCATCAGAACCAGTTGCCAGAACTTTTCACTGTTAAAGACGATATCACTATCAATCCACAGTTGCCAGTCGTATTTCAGTTTACCGTCCCAAGGTTTCTGATCAGGACCACGAAGAACATTTGCACCTAGACACTTACAACGTGCAAAGTTCACCATCGAACTATAATCTTGTGAGATCTGAATACTTGCACCTGCTTGTACTAGATCAAAACAAAGTTGAACAAAGTTTTTCAGATATGTATAAGAAACACCACGACCAGGAAGACAGAATACAATTGTCTTTCCCCGTACCATTTCTCTTGCCTTATCGTAGTCCCATTCAGGTTCTTTGGCGACTACTGGACTTTTTGCCTTTACAGTAAATCCTTTTGTCATAACTTGATTAATTTTCAATCATATCATACAGTATTATGTAGCGGTTGTCAATTGGTGACTTCCTGGTAATATAGATCTTCTACTGAGTAATCTGTCTTCATTAAACCAACCATATTCTTTAAAGTACTCCAAGTTATTTCGAATTCTTTTTCATCAACATTCTGAAATAAACATCGATCCTTAGCGTAGATGTCATATTTTTTCATTCATCTACCTCTGAAAGAATAATGTCCTTTCCATCAAGATTAAAAAGAATCTCAGTATCTTCATACCAACCAAGTTCATTGATCATCCATTCTGGTAGTTTAATAGAATACTCACCTGTGATTGTATCAACCTCTATGGGGCGTTTTTCCTCTCCGGATTTTTTTCTCATTCTGATAGTTATTATTTTTGAATTATATAGCAAACCTTATAATTGTAGTTTATATCTCCGGAATTTTTTGATTCTGAGAGTATTTGAAATGCCTTTATGATTTATCGCGCTTCCGTAACACTTTGTAGGTTAGGGTAGTTATGGGTTTTATAACAACCCCCCCTTATACCCCATCACGCGCCGCGCCCGACCCCCCGCACCCGGCGGGGGACCTGCGTCTGCACGAACGCACCCATAAGGGCGCGGCGCCCCGCAGGGGTCAGTCGCGGTCGCTGATGTTCCACCGACCCCATCCGCCGTTAGCGTGGGCATCGCGGGTTTCGATTGCCTGCATCCGCTGAGTCAGAGTGTACTTACCCCAAAGGGTGAGGTCGGTGCTCTGATAGCAGTCTTCCCAAATACGGTTGGCGGTTTCGAGGGTCATGGTCATGGTCGGTTGCTTGTGAACTGGAATCAGTATAGCAGGTCGGGGGCAGGGTGGCACCCCACCCCCACGAACAGATCAGTCAAAGCACGGTGCTTTGACGGTGTGAGCACAAGACTCAGAATACTGTCCAGCAATGATGGCAGTAGGCACACCCCAGTGAACGTACTGAGAGGGGCGACCGTCAGCATTCTTAGCATTATCAGCAGCAGAGATCCACACGGTCTGGCGGTCAGCGATGCGGGTTGCCTGAGAGAGAGGGAAGCGGGTCATGGTCGGTTCGGGTGTGAACTGAGATCAGTATAGCAGGTCGGGGGCAGGGGTCAACCTGCCCCATAGGGAATCAGTACCCCAACCACACCAGAAATTCGCCAGCGTCGACCCCACCAAAGTCAGAGGTCGTGCCGTAGTCGGTGCGGAAGTCATCCCACAGACCGTGCTGTTTGGCAGCGTATGCCGCTTCGATCCAGAAGATGGTCCCGTTCTCAGGGTTGGTGATTTCAGCGATCTGAGCGGGGAAGGTGGAGCAGGTCATCGGTCGGTTGCTTGTGAACTGGAATCAGTATAGCAGGTCGGGGGCAGGGGTCAACCTGCCCCATAGGGGTCAGTATCCCAACCAGGTCAACAGTTCGCCCGCGTCGATCCCATAGATTCCCCAGTGGTCAGCGGTGCCGTACTCCTGCAGGAACTCATTCATGCTGCCGTGAAGGTCGGCAGCATACAGGGCGTCGTCATAGGTGACGCATCCGTTGTCATCGGCAATGGTCAACAGTTGATCGGAGAAGGTCTCAGGCATCGGTCGGTTGCTTGTGAACTGAGATCAGTATAGCAGGTCGGGGGCAGGGGTCAACCTGCCCCGTAGGGTCAAACGGCAACCCAGTAAGACTTGCCGCTGCGCTCCTGCTGCTCTGCCATGATGTAGTCGGCGCTGCCATAGGCGCTGCGCCATCCCTGGACCTGGAAGTAGCAGTCCTCCAGGGTGCTGGCGTAGGCAAGGGTGCGGGCGATCTTATCGCCCTTCACGAACGCCACCGCGAACGGGTAGCGGATGGGGGAAAGGATCGTCTGCAGGGGGGTGGGATCGGTCATGGTCGGTTCGGGTTGTGAACTGAGATCAGTATAGCAGGTCAGCGAACGTCCTGCAGAGCGGTTGCCTTGGTGCTCTGGTGAACCGATCGGGAACCAGCACCAGTGCGAACACGGGAGGAACCGCCTTTGATTCGGGATGCCCAACGGTTGGCGCTAGCGCCATGGGCAACGGGCAGGCGGGTGACCTTGAATTGAATGCCGTCGATGGTGGTGGTGGTCATCGGGTTCAGGTGTGAACGTGTTCAGTATAGCAGGTCGGGGGCAGGGGTCAACCTGCCCCGTAGGGTTCAGTGGGTCTGGTAGTAGCGTGCCAGACCGATCAGACTCGAGTCTTCCACAATGGTCTTACCAAAGCGGTGGAAGGTCTTGCCCATGTCACCCTCCATCATGATGTCCTGAATCAGGTCACCGCTCAGAGCGGAGATGAAGGTCCCGCCGTAGGGAGCGTTGAACTGAGCGGAGAGGGTTTCGATCGCTTGTGCTTTGGTCATCGGTCTTTGTCTGAACTGAGAGAATTGTAGCAGGTCGGCAGGGGGGCAGGATGCCCCTAGGTGGACGGTTCAGCGAGCGTCCCTGTCCTCCTGAGTGACCCCACCGTTCCATCCTGCATCCTGCATCTCCCAGAGCAGGTCATAGGATTCGGGGCAGGCATCCTCACGGGTGAGCATCTCCCGCAGCAGGCGATCCTGAAAGTCATAGTCGCCGTTGCGCTGGCAGTCATCCCAGAGCGATTCCAGTTCTTCAAAGGTCAGGTCCTGGAGGGTGAGGGTCATGGGTCCGTTGCGGTTGAGAGAATTATAGCAGGTCAAAAGGCGACCTCATGATCCCAGTAGAGATGCCACAGGGCGGTCAGAGTCTCCCGCTCCCGCTGCTGACGGTAGTGTGCCCAGGACTCGTGCTCAAAGGGACGCAGGGCGGCAGCGCG